GCCTGTACGAAGCGGTGCTCAATGCACAGGTATTTGCCCCGCTCGGCTGGGAAATCAGCTTTACTCCGGAGATGCTCGACGTGATGCAGGTGGACGAAGCCAGCCGGGCCGGCTCACTGCTCCAGCTTGTCCAAGCCGGCGTTCCACTTCGTGGGGCGATGACGATTTTGGGGTATGACCAAATTGAAGAGGCGCTTGGGCCCGAGCCCACGCCACTTGCATTGCCTGAACCGCCACCATCAGAGCCAACACCGCCAGCACTGCCTGACCCTGCCATGGATATGCCAAGCGATGCGGCGGCGATGCGCTCCGCAGAGTGGGCGTTGCTTGCCAAGAAGATAGAGCGACGCATCAAAGCGGGAAAAGACCCCGTGTGCGCCTTTGAGAGCGACGTATTAAGCAGAGACGATGTCAAGTCCGTGATGATGCGCTTAAGCCCGCAGATGACCGTACACGAGGCGCACGACGTCGTAGACGAGGTCAAGGCGTTAGATGACATGACGGAAGAAGAGCGCCGCATCTACGATGAACTCATCAGCAAGTTTGCCGAGCGTGGCGCGGCGTGGGTGCGCAAGATTCTGCGTAATCAAGACGTCAATCCCACTCTGCGGGACATCGTCGCTCCCGTGCTCAATCGTGAGTTGTCCCGTGTGGCACAAGCACAGATTGACACGGTAGGAAACCAAATCGGCGTCACTGCGACCGACGCCACGAATGACCGTGTGGTGGATTGGCTCGTCGACTACGTGCCGATGACCACCGACCAAATCGACGCCACCACCGCCGCACGCATCAAGAAAGTCATTGACGCATTTCGTCAGACTCCGGGCATGACGGCGCAGGACGTCGCCGAGATGTTGCGTCCCAGCGTTGACCCTGCCCGTGCACTGATGATTGCCCGCACGGAGATTGTGCGAAGCCAAACACAAGCCAACGTCATCTACCGCGATTACCTCGCCGAGCGTGGCTTGAAGTATGAGCGGGTATGGATTACCGAGCGGGATGAGTTAGTCAAAGAGTGTCCCATCTGCTTTCCGCTCAACAACAAAACAGAGGATGAGTGGGGCGGATATGAGCCGCCAGCGCATCCGAATTGCCGATGCGCCACGGCGCTCCGATTGGTGAAGTAATGCTCAAAGTCGAAGTGATTGCCAACGTTGCCCTTGGCGCCTATCGTGAAGCGGTGCGACAAATCACGCTGGCGTATGCGAAGAGCGTCGAAGGCGAAATACAGATACAGAAGCCGCCGCCGCCCAAGAAAGGTGCGCAGAAGTACAAGAGCGAAAAGCAACGCCGCTTCGTGATGGCGATGATATCGCAGGGCAAGATAACGGTGCCATATGTGCGTGGGCGTGGCAGTAGCTTGGCGGCATCGCAGAGTTTGAGTCAGTCGTACCGTGTCAACCTTGACGGCGACACTGCCGTGATTACAAGTGATGCCACGTATGCGCCGTATGTCATCGGCGACCAGCAAGCCGAGATACACAAGGGGCGGTGGCTCACCGCACAGCAAGCCGCAAAAGCCGTGGCAGATCGAGGCGAACTTGAGCTGATTGTGCGCCGCACGTTAGAAGGGATGAAACTGTAATGCCCTACCACATCGAAGCAGAAGACAGCGTGTATTGCGTCTACAAAGACGGCGACCCCGAGGCCTTGCAGTGCTACGACAATGAGAGCGACGCCGAAGCCTATCTCACCGCGCTGAACATCGCCACCGCTGAGGAGACCAAAGCCGAGAGCGATACGCACACGCCGCCGGAAGCGGTGGCAGACAATGCCCGCATGGCGCTCGAAGTCAGAGCGGAGAAGCCGCCGAGTCAGCGCGGCATGACCCCGGTTGGCCTTGCTCGAGCACGGCAGTTAGCCAATCGTCAGCCCGTGAGTGTGGCCACGCTCCGGCGCATGGCGTCCTACTTTGCTCGGCATGAAGTCGACAAGGACGGGGCGACGTGGGAGGAGCAGGGCAAAGGGTGGCAAGCATGGATGGGCTGGGGTGGCGATGAGGGCTGGGCATGGGCTCGGCGCATCATCGAAGCGGAGGATACAAAAGCATTTGACGCCTCCCATATAATGGAAATAGGAGGACAAGCGATGGAAGACACAGTGAAATCACTGCCTACAGCGGTGAAGGCCATTGGCGAGTACACGGTCAAGGGCAAGGGCATCGTATATGGCGGATTCGACCTCACCGAAGACCGCTTCACTGCCGATACCGACCTCGGCGGTTCACGGCCATTCGAGGGCATGCCCGTGTTTTACGACCACGCCATGGGCGGTATCAAGTCGCAAATCGGCATGGTCAAGGCGTGGGTTCCCACGGATGACGGCATCGATGTGGAGATTGAGCTCGATCGCCGCCACCAGTACGCCAGCGAAGTGATGAAACTTGTCGAAGCCGGCGCACTCGGACTCAGCACCGGCGCCGTGTCGCACCTGGTCGTACGTCAACCTATCAAGGGCGGCTACGAAATCAAGCGCTGGCACGTCGCTGAAATTAGCTTGACCCCGACCCCAGCGGAGCCCCGCACTACTACCGAAGTCAAGAGCGAAGAGGTTAATTCTGCGAGCATGGCTGCAGATGAGACGATGCCTGACGATACAGAGACCACACCAGACGCGGCCGAAGTGGCCACCGAATCACCAGAGGAGACCAAAGCCATGCCAGAGGGCATCATCGACAACGCTCGCAACGACGAGCCACAGGTAAAGGCGGCATTGCCCGCCGCTCCGTCCGACAATCCGTTCGACAGCAACGAGTACTACCGCGCATACAAGCGCTTCATCGATGTGAAGAACCCCATCGAAAAGCAGGACGACGCCAGCGACGTGTTCACCACGCTGCGCAATGCCACCAAGGCGTACGCCGTCAAGACGCAGACCGAAGGCACCAACAACGACGGTGGCTTCACGGTTCCAACCGCAGTCAACCGCATGGTCGTCGCCCGCCGTGACGAATCAAGCTTGCTTGGCAAGTTCCGATTCATGCGCGTAACCACGGACACTTGGAAAGTGGTCGTGCCTGCACAGAGCACCAAGGCCACAGCCGCCATCGTCGGTGAAGGCGTCACCGCTACCGCCAGCGAGCCCAACATCGCCAACACCAAGACCATCCAGCTCTACAAAGACACCTTGGAGTTTGCCATCACCGAGGAACTGTTGGCCGACACCGCCAGCAACTACGAAGAGTTTCTCATGAACGAGATTGCCCGCGCCATGGCGGTGAGCGTCAACACGTTCATCATCAAGGGCACGGGCTCGTCACAGCCCTACGGCATCTATGCCCGCGTGACCAACGACGTCCCGCTCGGCGCCACCACGGCGACCTCGGCGCAGATTCTCAGCGTGAGCACGGGTATCAACGGTGAGTACATGACCGACGGCGAAACCGGCTGGATTATGCGCAATGCCACTTGGGGCGTTGCCCGTGGCCTCGACCTTGCCAACACGGGTATGCTTCTGACCAGCATGGAGGGCGGGGTGCGCCGCATCGAGTCATGGCCAGTAGCGCTCAGTGAGCAGGTGGACGCCTACGGCACCAGCACCAACGAGCCACTCATCTTCGGAAACTTTAACTACTACGCATTCGCCGAGCGCACCGCCGGTGTGCAGATCGATCGCGACTACAACCCGCGTACGGGCGTCACCTACATGATTGCCAAGTGGCGCTTCGGTGGCGATGTGACCCAGCCAGAAGCCTTCGCTATCGGCAAGCACGCCTAATATGACACTGGGGAGCGCTGACGGATCCATCAGCGCTCCCCACTGGAGCGCTATGAAAATCATGTTACTGTACGCCATGGCTGCACTGGGACAAGCGGGGGAGCTCATCATTCATGCGCCGGGCGACATTATCGAACTCAGCGAAAGCGAAGCGCAGACGCTGATTGCACAGGGGCAGGCAATGCTGATTGAGGAGCCCGACCCCGTCCCAGCAAAGCGCACGACGAAGAAGGTTTTGTAGCATGGCATACTTCACGACGGCAGAGCTAAAGGCATACTTGGGCATCACGTCGTCGTCGGATGATGTCCAGCTTGGCTACCTGCCTGACCGGGTCACGGCGGCGATTGACACGTACTGCCATCGCCACTTTGAGCCCGAGTCCGAGCACGGCCCCGCCGCATCGCATACGCACTATTTCACCGCACTGCTGACTGTGGATGGCGGCGATTTGCTCGACTGGCGCACGCTCAACCTCAACCACGACCTGGCAGAGCTCACAAGCATCACCAACGGTGACGGGACGGTCATTTCTGCGAGCGACGTGGTGCTGCTTCCGCTCAATGTGAAGCCAATCAACTTTATCCGCATCAAAAGCGGGGTTAACGTCACGTGGACGTACACCACCTCACCAGAAGCGGCGATTGCTGTCGCTGGCAAGTGGTCGTACAGCCTCGACATCCCCGCCGATGTGAAAGCGGCGGCACTGCGTTGGGGAGCGCACCTCTACCGACTGCGCACGGGTGCAACATCCGTCCCCGCTGACATCACGGTGAGCGCTGATGGCAGTGCCTTTGCATCGAACCGCATCCCCAGCGATGTGGCGCAGATGCTCAAGCCCTACGTGCGGAGGTCATAGCATGGCAAGCAACCTCGACGGCATCTTGGACGCACTCGAAGCGATGAGCATCACCGGGTACAGCTACACTGTCCTGCGAGGCTCAACGCTGAAGAACGTCGTCGACATCGCCACCACGCCGTGTCGCATCATCAGCGCCATTGGGATAGAGTCTGGCCAAGCCGGGCAGATGACCCCCGTAGCGAATGGCGTTGTACGCATCACGTGGACGATTACCGACAGTGCCCTCATGCGTCCTGCATCGCTGGGCATTGGACTATCAGACATCGCTCCAGCGATGGAGGGCTATGTGACCGCATATCACGATGCTTTGCGCAGTCTGCACACAACGGCGCATCGTTGGACCATCACCGAGCCGCGGCTCCGCTCACAGATACTCGAGTGGCCAGCGGCGTCGGGACAGTATTTTGACGCAGTCGTCGCTACGCTGAGCGTGGTCGACATCATCCAGTAAGGAGGCATAGCATGCCAGGCATCGAATCCGCCATTACGGGCAACAAGTGGACGCTGAGCGTTAAAATCGGCGACGGCGCATACGCCAGCATCGCTGCACGGAACTTGAGCTTCACACCTCCTCCGATCGGGCGTGAGGTGGGCGAGTACTACACGCCGGACAGCAACTACGCCAAAGGCGTCGTCGGGCCATACACGTCGGGCGACATGACCATCAGCATCATCTACACAGAGACCGCTTCGGAAGCATGGCGACTCCTCGAGGCGGCCGTGCATGACGGCACGAGCGTACAGCTCAAGTGGAGCATGGCAGACAGCACGGGCTACACGGAGACGGCGCCGGGCTGTAAAATCCGCTCCGTCATGCCGCCAGAGGGCATCGCAGGCAACGCCGAGGTGCTGGCCACGGAAATCGTACCCGGCTTCAACGAAGTCACCGCCGCCGCATAGCAGGGCCGGGCGGTGTGACGGGACACCACACCGCCCCGCCGATACTTTGTGTCCCATGCAGAGGAGTGTCCCACATGGAGTACATCGTTAACCCCGATAACATCTACCTCGACGACATCGCCGAGCTGAGCGACGCACTGAAATCCTCGGACTTCCGGCGCATCAACGCCGTGCTTCTGCGATGCGTGAGCGACGCCGACGGCAACCCGGTCGAGCGCATCAAGGCGACGCATGCGGTGAGTCTGGCCAAGCGCATCATCGAAGCCATCACGGAGCAAGACCTGGGAAAATGAAGCTGGCGGTGATGGAGCATCTTTGGACAGATGGGGCGATGCCGTATGAGTACCTTGAGCTCATCCTGTGCCGCGATGTCTACCACTGCCCACCGTCGCAGCTCCCACCATGGCACAAAGTCCGTCGACATCTGGCGATGATGGAGGTTGAGGCCGAGGTGCAGAAGCTCCGCAGTAGGAAGAGGAAGTAGCATGGCCGAGACCGTCATCATACGATTTAAGGGCGAGGACGAAGTGAGCCCCGTCGCCGACAAGGTGGCGGGCAGTGTCGACAACGTTGCCAGCAGTGCCAAGAGCGCGGGCAAGGGCTTTAGTGCGCTTGGTGAAATCGGCATCGGCGCACTGCGCGGCATCGGCGAATTGGCGCTCGAATTCGGCAAAGGCGCATTTACCGGCGCGGTCGACTTTTTCAAATCGTCGGTGCAGGGTGCCGCTGAGTATCAGAGTGCACTCGCTCAGACCGAGGCGGTGCTCCGCTCCACCGGCGGCGCCGTCGGCGTCACGTCACAGGAACTCGAGACGCTTGCGCGCAACTTGTCGGCGGTGAGCGGGCAAAGCCTGTTTACCGATGACCAAATCCTCAGCGCGCAAAACGTCTTACTGACCTTCACTAACATTAAAGAGTTTGAGTTTGCCGACGCCACCGCCGCCATTGTCGACCTCAGTCAAGCCATGGGGCAAGACCTGCAGAGCTCGGCAGTGCAGGTTGGTAAAGCACTCAACGACCCTGCCGAAGGTATCACCGCAC